CTACAATATTTTACCAAAACATAGTAACCAAAGAAAGTTACAGTTGTTGGGAAGGAGCATTCCTTTCTAGATTTACGGAGATAAAGAATCATGGATAATCATATTTTTGCAGGTATACCCGACTGTCTCGAGGACAGTGATGCTCCTTGGACCGAAGTGATCAGTGAAGATTATCACGTGAAGGTTTTCGCGGACAAGTATCCTTGTACGCCGGGGCACCTACTCTACGTGCCTAAATATAATACATTAGGAGTATTAAGTGATGCGTTTGAAGATGCTGTTAGATACGGTAAAACAATGGTGGCGTCCGGAGAATGGGACGGTTTCAATATTGGATTTAATGCAGGCCAGGCTGCTGGACAGACTGTTAGCTGGCCTCACATACATCTTATCCCCCGTCGTAAAGGTGATGTTGAAGATCCAATCGGCGGTGTTCGTAATACAATCCCGGGCAAGGGTAACTATCGCTCGCCGGACTATAGAGCAGATTAAACCTATTGATTTCGAGTGGAAGGCGCCAGGTTGTAATAGTCAAGGATTCCTGGCGCAGACAGTAGGCACTATTCCTTTCAATGCTGGAACAGGATTGACCTATGCCGGGGCTACTAACATTCCAAGTACCATTACGTTCAGCCAAAATAATAAACCTGTGCTAACCATAAAACAGGATGGTGATATAGAATGGACTGGCAAACCCAGCGAAGCCGCTGATGTCATAATGCGAGTTCTACAGATCCGGGTAGAAGACAAGAAAGGCATAACCAAGGCCGCTCGACGTAGATACTATGCCATGGCCTGCCGTAATATCCTAGAGCAAGCAGAGCGGATGGAATATGAAGAATTCCTTGCTTATCTAAATAGAGAAGTGTATAATAGAGAAAGTAAAGTAATAATGGATAGCCTAAAAGGAGAAGAAGATGCAGGTTAAAACAGATAAAGAAGTGGGTAGTTGTGGTTGCGGTCGTAGTCCAACAGGTCATTGTATAGGTTGGCACGCCTTGGGAGAAGATGAATACAGAGAACGGCTAGCCCTATATGAAGATACCCAAGCGGCACTGAACAAGATGCCGAACTATATGCCCCCAGGCGCAGGAGCAGGTGGTCAATGAGCAAAATTAAAATAGCAGAACTATTCTATTCGATCCAGGGCGAAGGTCGCTATATGGGGGTACCTAGTGTATTCCTTAGAACGTTTGGCTGTAATTTCACCTGTTCTGGATTTGGTATGGAACGACCTATGTTGAGTACTGAAGCAGATGATCTCGCCTCAATACATGAATTATACCCTTATCCAAAATATGAAGACTTGCCCTTGGTATCTACTGGTTGCGACAGTTATGCGTCATGGCATCCCAGTTTCAAAGAACTCAGTCCCATGTTGACCAGTGATGCCATCGTGGCTCGAATCATGGAGATCCTGCCATTAGGTCATTGGAGCCAAGAGCATTTGGTTATAACAGGCGGCGAACCATTACTAGGTTGGCAACGTGCTTATCCAGATTTATTAGATCATCCAGACATGCAGGATCTCAAAGAGATCACATTTGAAACAAATGGTACCCAAAAACTAACTCCAGAATTCAAAGAAGCATTGAGCAAATGGAGGATTTCTAATCATCGGTTGAATAGAGAAATTACATTTTCAGTCAGTGCCAAACTTCCTTGCAGTGGTGAGAAGTGGGAAGATGCTATCAGACCAGATGTGGTATGTGATTACGAACAGTACGGTACAGCGTATCTCAAATTCGTAGTGGCCACAGAAGAGGATATCGCAGATGCCGAACGTGCCATAGACGAATTCCAACAGGCAGGATTCTCAGGACAGATTTATCTGATGCCGGTCGGCGGTGTAGAGAGCGTATATGCCTTAAATAACAAGGCGGTGGCCATGGCAGCTATGAAACGTGGATTGAGATATAGCGACAGGCTCCAAGTTCCCTTATTCAAGAACGAGTGGGGCACCTAATGCCAATGCCAAGCCCACGCATAGAGATGTACGAAGATTGGCATGAACGGGCATTTCGTGAACGTGCAAAATGGCAAGTGCGATATCTATGGTGGCCTAAACGCTGTAGCTTATCAGGTCAACGGCTGTGGTTCTGCCGGGCATACAAAGGCGTAGCCATGTGGACTGGCCCAGATGAACCTGTATATGAAACAAAATATCACGGTAGTGCTGAACACTTGATATGGTTATTAAAAGGAAACACATGATTAAAAAATTACTCAAAAAATGGATCGGATTAGATGAGATCGAAGCCGCTACCGAAATAGCCCAACAAAAATTCGTTGAAGCTACACAGGCCGCAGAAGAGGCTGTAGAAAAAGAACGATTGGCTAAACTGAGTCCAAAAGAACTAGCCACAGAGGCCAAAGAACCTTGGGTCAATGTCATACAGACACACGTTGCCAAAGATGATCTCAAGAATGGTTTTTTCGAACTTGACTGGAACGAGTATTTCGTGCTACAATTAAGAACTGCCGGATATAGTGGCACAACAGAAGAAGAAGTTGTAGATCAATGGTTCCAAGAACTCTGCAGAAACATAGGCGCTGAAGAAGGTGTTGATATGACTCGTAGAGGTAGTGGATTTGTTAACAGAGCATTAAGAGACGATGGAAGAACTGAGGTTTATTGATGTCAAAGACATACATATTGATGGACACGGCTAATACATTTTTTAGAGCTAGGCATTCTATACGAGGTGACCTGAATGACAAGATAGGTATAAGTATCCACACAGTATTAAGCAGTGTACGCAAGGCCTGGAGAGATTTCAAAGGTGATCATGTGGTATTCTGCCTAGAAGGTCGAAGTTGGAGGAAAGATTATTATGCTCCATATAAACGACAGCGTAGTGATGCTCGTGCCGCACAGAGTCCTAAAGAAGCGGAAGAAGATCGTGTGTTTTGGGAAACATTCGATCAGTTCAAAGATTTCATCACCAATAAGACTAACTGTACTGTACTACAGAATCCACAGTTAGAAGCAGATGATCTCATCGCCGGTTGGATACAGACGCATCCGCAGGATAACCATATTATCATATCTACAGATGGAGACTTCGCACAGTTGATCGCACCCAATGTCAAACAGTATAATGGCGTCATGCAGATCACTACCACACACGAAGGCTACTTCGATGAAAAGGGTAAACCTGTGATAGATAAGAAAACAGGCCTAGAAAAGCCTGCTCCAGATCCAAGTTGGTTATTATTTGAAAAATGTATGCGTGGTGATACCAGTGATAATATCTTTTCAGCCTATCCTGGTGTGAGAGAAAAAGGCACAAAGAATAAAGTTGGATTGAGAGAAGCATTTGCCGATAGAAGTTCTAAAGGTTATAACTGGAACAATATGATGCTACAGAAATGGGTAGATCATGAAGGTGTCGAGCATCGTGTACTAGATGACTACAGTCGTAACGTCAATCTCTGCGACCTCACAGCACAGCCAGACGATATTAAAAATATTATTAAAGAAACAATCACAACTGCCACGACAGCAGAAAAAAGTATTCCACAGGTAGGAGTACGTTTCTTAAAATTCTGTGCCGAATATGATTTACAAAAAATAGCAGAACAAGTAGATAGTTATGTCCAACCATTAAATGCGAGGTATGTATTATGATATCAACAACTAAAGTATTAGTTCCTAACAAAGAATGGTTGGTTAAAGATGGTGTATTTAAGATTGGCAGTATCAGTAAACAGAAAAAAGGATACACGTTTAATCGTAATGGACAGAGCATTCCATTCTCTGATCTAAATGAAGTCAAATCACAGTTAGGTTTTATTGAACTGGCTGAACCCATAAAGAAAACAGCGGACACCATAACTAATAAAGCGATCTATGATTATCCCTGCTCAAGTAAACCCTATGAGCCCGTCTACAGCGTCAAAGATAAATTACCCTTGTTCGCCAAGAGCTCAAAGAGCAAGAGCCAATACTGCGCAGGATACTATGTGATTAAATTCCGCAAGGGTTGGGTCAAATCGTTCTGTCCAAAATTGATCACACTAGAACGATATCCCTATCATGGTCCATTCAAGACTGAACAAGAAATGAAGAGCATGTTAAACACGGTTAATAAATTATGAAACAGCTAAACACCTTACCGATCGAATCTTTCCTAGAAAAAGCCCGCATCGCTATACGAAGTAATCAACGAAATCTCACCTTAACCATAGATGAAGTCACTAATCTACAGAATAGCCTAAGTGTGGTTATGACCCGGTTAACTGGTGAAATGGATCAGATAGTAGCATCTGCACAGCAGGGTCCAACTGAGGTTAAAATAGACGGTGGTGGTTTCTAAATTTTTGGATAAATATATACGTACATTTAAGAGAGCGTATATCGTGAGTCGTCCAAAACCAAAAGTATTATTAGAAATCACTAATAAAAAAACCTATAAAACCGAACAGGTATTAGAAGCAGAAGCTATCTGGGCTGTGTTCTATCAGGATCAACCCATTAATCTAAAAACCAGTAGTGTGATGGTTAATCAATTAGGTCCAAAATATAAAAAGGTTAGTTTTTCAAACTCAGGTCATGCTCTTAATCTTGCTGAAAAACTCAATAAACTATTTCAAACATCGGATTTCTCTGTGTATAAACTTACCACAGGCGAAAAAATAACTGATGAACCAAAAACTTGAATTAACTAAAAAGTTATTACCCGAAAATATTTCAGAAAAAGAATTATTCCAATACTATAATCTTTGGTGGAAAGATCCTCGTGATCAAGACTATGGGTTTCAACTGACCACTGAAGGGTTTATAGCGTTGACAGATGCTGATATTAAAAGCTATCCCATAAAGTTCGAAGAAGAACTCTATATAACCAATCAGTTGACCATTTGGTTAAACAGGCACATACCCTGCCCATTTTTCCTAACACGAGACAGAATCTATGTATTCAGCGAACACATGGCCGTACAACTGATGTTGTTTTCTGGCAACTTAGAACGGTTTATTCGGGCTAAAATAGACAAATTAAAAGACTGATTGATCTTTTCCAGATTTTCCTGTATAATATTACTATTAAGGCAGTAAACATCAACACACTAACAAAGGAATATCATGGCAGAAAAGATCAGTAGCAATCGTACAGTCACTCCAAACGAAGCCAAACGCAGTATCCGTAAATGTATCAAAGTACAGCGTCCTGTATTCATGTGGGGTCCCCCAGGTATCGGTAAAAGCGATATCGTCAAACAGATTGGCGAAGAACAAAATCGTGAAGTAATCGATGTACGTTTAAGTCTTTGGGAACCTACAGACATCAAAGGTATTCCCTATTACAACAGTAATTCAAATACTATGACATGGGCACCTCCAGCAGAACTGCCTACAGATCCAAATTCAACCGCTATCCTATTCCTTGATGAGTTGAACTCAGCGGCTCCTGCTACACAGGCGGCGGCTTTCCAGTTGGTATTGAATCGCCGTGTTGGTACTTATGTGCTTCCAAAAGGTGTGTCAATCGTTGCCGCGGGTAATAGAGAAGCTGACAAAGGTGTTACATATCGTATGCCAAGTCCGTTGGCAAATCGTTTCGTCCACGTCGAACTTAAATCCGATTACGAAGATTGGTTAGAGTGGGCTGTCAATAACAAGGTACACGAACAGGTAGTAGGTTACATTGGTTTCGCCAAGAATGACTTATACGATTTTGATCCAAAGTCCAGTTCACGTGCTTTTGCGACTCCACGTTCATGGAGTTTCGTAAGTGAATTGCTCAAAGATGACGATTTGGACGAAGGTACACTCACCGATTTGGTAGCAGGTTCCGTTGGTGAAGGGCTGGCTGTGAAGTTTATGGCACACCGCAAGGTAGCCAAACAGATGCCTAAACCAGAAGACATCCTGTCAGGTAAAGTGTCTAAATGCGATATCAAAGAGATCTCCGCTATGTATTCGTTAACTGTGAGTATGTGCTATGAACTCCAGACTGCTAACCAGAAAAAGGTCAAGAACTGGGATGGCATGGCAGATAACTTCTTCCAGTTTATGATGGATAATTTCCCAACTGAGTTGGTAGTGATGGGTGCAAAAGTGGCTTTGACAAACTATCAGTTGCCGTTCGATGCTTCTAANTTNAAGAACTTCGATCGTTTCCATCAGCAGTATGGAAAATACATCATCCAGGCAATGGAAAGTTAATACACGGGCCCGTAAGGGCTCTTTTTACATATAAAAAGGAAAACAATATGGCCGTAAAATCTTGGTATTTGAGCGTAGTAGAAAAAGGAACAAATAAGGCAGTAGACGGAATCAAGAGCAAAATGTTCTTCACTGCTCCGGATATGAACAAATGGGTTAAAGAACAAGAATTACAGGAAAAGTATCCTCCAGAACAATACTATTACATCAAAGAAAACTATTGACCTTTTGGTAAAAAGAAGCTATAATAGTATATATACAGTTAACAAGGAGCCCAGATGTCGTCAGTAATGAAAGCAGAAAAAACAGCTAAACCTAAAAAGACTCGCGAGTTTACCGCTGTAGAAAAGAACAAGATCGTTGAAAAATTAGTCACTGCTCGTGTAGGCCTATTACTGCGTCATCCATTCTTCGGCAATCTGGCTACTCGTTTAGAATTAGTCGATGCCAGTGATTGGTGCTCCACATTAGCTACAGACGGTCGTAAATTCTATTACTCAAATGAATTCGTAAATAAACTAACTCCAAAACAGGCAGAATTTGGATTCGCACACGAAGTCCTACACAATGTATTCGATCACATGGGACGCCGAGATGGTCGTGATCCAACATTGTCAAACATCGCCGCCGATTATGCGGCTAATCAGATCCTCAAAGATGAACGCATCGGTGAAGTCCCCGAGTTTATCAAGATCTTCCAAGATAACAAATACCGTGGTTGGAGTTATGAACAGATCTATAACGAGCTTTATGATAAAGCAGAGAAGATCGACATCAGTGAATTAGGTGAACTCTTAGACGAACATCTAGATGGTGAAGGTGATGAAGATGGGGATGGAGAAGGTGACGGCAAAGATGGCACAGGTCGTCCTAGACTCTCCGCAGAAGAAAAGAAAAAGATACGCGATGAGATCAAAGAAGCCATGGTAGCCGCGGCACAGGCCGCAGGTGCCGGACGTATTCCAGCAGGTGTAGCACGCATGATCAGTGATTTCACAGAACCAAAGATGGATTGGCGTCAACTGTTACGTATGAGCATACAGAGCATCCTAAAGAGCAACTTCAGCTTCAGCCGTCCAAACCGTAAATCACAACACTCAGGTGCTGTGTTGCCAGGTATGATGAATGAAGAAACTATCGATGTGTCTATCGCTATCGACATGTCAGGCAGTATCAGCGATAAACAGGCCAAAGACTTCTTATCAGAAGTCAAAGGCATTATGGACGAATATGTAGACTTCAAGTTAGATATCTGGTGCTTTGATACCCAGGTATACAATTATGCCAAGTTCACAGGTGACACCGCTGATGAGATCATGAGCTATGAGGTCAAAGGTGGCGGCGGTACTGACTTCGATGTCAATTGGAAGTTTATGCAAGATGAAGACATCGTTCCTAAGAAGTTTATCATGTTTACAGACGGATATCCCTGCGGTAGTTGGGGTGATGAGGACTACTGCGATACCCTGTTTATCATACATGGCGACGAAACCATAAATGCGCCATTTGGCCAGACCGCTCATTATAAATAAGTGAGTATATAATGTCGCTTAGTCGTCAGGAAGTTAATCCTCTAGGTATTTTAGGTCTGCGTAAATTGAATTTTATTCCGGCCCATTTTACCAAGATTTCGGTAGATGTATCTGTGGATATCAAACTTCTAGATCGCTGGATTGGCTATAACTTAAATAGTAGGTATGCTATTAGACAAGGTTACAGTTTAGATTCAGATAATAAACTAATAGATGTTATAGAAATAGGTATAGAGGATCCAAAAGAAATATTAATGTTATCTCTAGGATGCCCTTATATACACTCAAACAACAAGGAAAAGAATTAAAAATGGATAATCAAGCTCAAACAACAACTCCAGAAGGAGTAGCACCGCAGGCTCCAGCACAGCCAGAATTCAGCATCGCTGACCTACAGAATCTACGTGCTATCGTTGATTTATCAGCCAAGCGTGGAACATTTACCGGTGCTGAGTTATCATCAGTTGGACAGGTATTTGATCGCTTAAATGCTTTCTTAAATGCTGTAGCACCTCCACAGCAACCTGCACAGACACCTGCTGATACAACAGATGCACCAGCAGCCTAATAGGAGACCAAGATGAAACACATAGGCAAAATGAAAAACAATTCTGCTAGAATTGTCGTAGCATATAGAACTATCCCTGGAGACAGTGCCAGTGCTCTGGTAATAGGTACACAAGGATTACCGGATGCTTACCACGATAGTTTGATGCAGTTAGTACAAGAAGATGCCGGACAACAGGCCAATGAACTAGCAGATGTCCTAGCGGTCCGTAAATTCCCAGATGGTACGAACATGTTAGAATTTTTGCATACCCGTGGTCATCTCAAAAAGGTTCCTACTAATCTAGTGCTAATGACTCCTAACACTCAAACAACTATTCAGTTAGATGAGTTAAACAAGATGATAGCTGAACAAAAAGGCATCACTGTAGACGACCTAGCTATCAGCGAAGGTGTAGACGCTCCTATCAAAAAATCTTCTACTCCAGAACAGATAGTGGTTGATCAAAAGCCTGTGGTTGCTCAAACAGAAGCACCTACTCCGGCTACGTTACGTTCTAAGGCAGATGAGTTATTGGCAGAAGCCAAGGCCCTACGTGAATTAGCAGACTCATTAGATAAACCAAAAGCCAAGGCAGCACCTAAAACTAAAAAGACCACAGTCACAGTTTAAGAGGCTCATAGCAGTATCACGATAGGGGCCTAGGCCCCTATATCTTTTTAAGGAACGAGATGTTAAACGCAGATCATACATATACGAATGCACTCCATGAGATATTAGAAACAGGAGAATTAAGAGAGGATCGTACAGGAACCGGTACTATCGGTGTCTTTGGAATGAATCTTAAATTTGACCTAAGCAAAGGATTTCCTGCTATTACTACCAAAAAGCTAGCCTGGAGATCTGTAGTATCAGAACTGCTTTGGTTTATCAGTGGCAGTGGCGATGAACGCAAGTTAAAAGAGTTACTATATGATGATCCAAATTCGGATAAGAAAACCATTTGGTCAGACAACGAATCAGCCGATTATTGGCAACGCCGTAAAAAATTCAAAGGTGATCTAGGTAGGGTATATGGAGTACAGTGGCGCACCTGGCGTGCTCCAGTATTTGGAGCCAACCGTATGGGAGTAAAACACGTAGATCAATTAGTAGATCTGATCAACAATATTAAAAAGGATCCCTATAGCCGACGTCATATACTGTCAGCTTGGAATCCAGGTGAATTAGAATTAATGGCACTACCTCCCTGTCATATGATGGCACAGTTCTATGTTAGCAAGGATAACAAATTAAGCTGCCAAATGTATCAGCGTTCAGCAGATATGTTCTTGGGATTGCCATTTAATATCGCCAGCTATTCTCTATTGACGCATATGATAGCCCAGGTATGCGGATTAGGCGTAGGCACACTAACTATCTGTATCGGAGATGCGCATATCTATTCTAATCACGTAGATCAGGTAAAAGAACAGTTAGCAAGGAAACCTTTTCCTCTGCCGAAATTGATGTTGAGTCCCGGAGTAGATAATATCTTAGATTTTACCATGGGCGATATACAACTGATAGACTATCAGTGTCACAATGCTATCCGAGCACCAATGGCTGTTTAGATTACTAATACTTCAATTACACCAAAGCCCTGGTCTTGACTGCCTAGGGCTTTTCCTATTACAGCATTTGGACTATGACCGTCGGTCATGACCTGTGCGTATCCAGGTGTTGAGCTGGTCACTAATAAATCGCCTCGTTGTATACGACCCACTACCATGCAAGGTACCCGACCTTTTAAGGCAATATAGGGGTGAGTTTCGTCGGTTCCTGCCTCGGAATTCATTCGATATGCTGGATTTTTACTTACAATTCCGATGACTTTTACATCACCTGGAATATATGTAGTAGTGACTTCAGCTGTGCCTCCAATCACCAGTACTGTACCTACTTCGTATACATCATCTGCTTCATAACGTTCTGCTAGGTCGGCAAATCGAGCCGATGAAGCAATGGTATTCAGGACACCGCTAGCATAGGTAATACCGCTGTCTGTGACTAAACTGCTATCACCTGTGCTGGTGCTGGCCAATGGAACATAGTAGGGAGTGGTCACTGTAGTTGACTGTACTGTGACGCTGGCGGCTGTTAGGGCCGATAATGATTCTGCGGCTGTTCCCCAGAAGTAATAATCACTGCCTCTGGTACTGCCCAAAGGTACATCCGGATTAACCAATTGCCCAGTGTTAGGAT